CCAGAGAAAGTAGTTGAACCGTCACCACCAAGTACAGCAGTTTCATACAGAGCTGCTGCTGAGTTAGTACCGCTTTGTAAAGTAGCACCTAAGATATGTAAATCTTGGTCTACTTGTTTAGCAAGTGCATAGCCAGCATCGTTAGTGTAGAAAGCACGCATTGAGTCAAGACCTTGTACTTGTACAATATCTTCAATCAATTTTGAGTATTCGTAATGTTTATTAATGCTGATAGAAACTTCAGTTTCAGTGTTAGCATTAAGAGTTACTTGAGTACTCGCTGCTTTCGCGTTTGCAGAACCACGGCTAGGAGAAGGGATATGGATAGTATCACCTTTCTTACCGTTGTGGTTGATTTTTGTTACTAGATTTGCTACAACTAAGTTAGATTTGTAAGCAGCAATTACATCGTCACTCCAAAGTTCCTACAAGCATTTCAGCTTGCTCGACTATCGCATCCCAAGATAATTTCTTGAGCCTTTTCACTTAGTCTGTGCGGGTCACGCTTCATAGCTTTCACTTCTTGTATGGCGTTTTTTCTCACTTCTTTGGTGAGCAACTTGCCTTTTAAGTTACTTTCACACCAGAGTATAAATCTAGCTTGTTGTTTCTTTATAATTAAGTGATTAACTATATTTCGTAAGAAACTTGCTACTCGCTTATATCCTGTTATTTCCCAAGAATAAGCATCACTCCAGTTAGGATTTTTAGATTTTCTTAAAAAAAGACTTCCGCCAAAGTTAGTTTGTAAAATATCTAAAACTTCTTTGCCTTCAGCGGCTAGAGCTATTCGCAATCTAGGTATAATATAATCACCCTTACTTGCCTGTATGTCTATACACCCTTCGCCATCTACAAATCCTGCTATATACTTCCAACTTAAACGCTTCATGGACACCTCCGAACTGCGTAGTCTGTCAATCGTGTTCCCTCTGGTTCCGACACCTAAAGTTCAGTCCCAGTTTTTCAGAAAAGGTTTTACATTCCCAAATTAAAGGTTAGGAATAAAGACTGCTTGTGTAGTTGTAGTACTATGGTTAGTACCTAAAGCCATTTTAAGCCTCCTAAATAATTAATCACGCGTGTTAGTCTTTAACACGACCTTCTTGATAAGCAAGATAAATCTCTTTAGACATGGCTTCATATTTATTAGGGTTGCTTAATCGTAAATTCATAAGCTGTTTACGAGAGAAAACTTTTTTAGATGGAGTACCCGCAGTACCTGACTCAGTGCTTGCATTCTTCAATGCTTTAGAGCGTTTCTTTCTGTTAACCTCTTCTTGAGCATCATCTTGTTGGTGTCTGACTTCGTTAGTAGCTTTGTACAGGTTTAGTATCTCTGAACCCATCTCATAGTCATACTGTTTGTCAGCTTCAATGAACATCCTTTGTCGTACAGGAGATTCATTCACCCAACCCTGAAACTCAGGAGAGTTAACCACATCCAGAAAATCAGGATGCTGTTTCTCAAAAACTTCTTTTGCACTATTACGTTTGTACTGTTCCAGTTCATCCATTAAAGGTTTGGTTTTCTTCTCTACTAATTTAGAAACCGTCTCTTCAGGATTATCTAAAAGACTGTCAACATCGAAATCTTCCTCTGCTGGAGTCTCTTTCTTTGAGAGTTGTTGTTCTAGTAGCTGATCTGCAAGTTTACGCATATCTCCGAGGTCATTACCTCTTTGACCATACGCTTTCTCAAGTGCCGTATAGGAATCAATCACATCTTCGATGGACTTCCCTTTGAACTTGTCAGGGATATTACTTTCAGTATCTTCAGGCTCTTCTTGAGTTTCCTGTTCAACACCTAATTCTAATTCCTCTGATTCCAAATCGTCGAACTGCTCGTCTGTCATTTTTCTCGCCCTTTAGGTTGTGAGTAATTAAATGGGACTCTTTTGAGTTTACCCTTCATTTTCTTGAGTCTCTTCCGTTAAGTTATCGTAATTAACGCGGACAGAGTTCTCATAATTCATAATGTTATTAAGAACATTTAATTGACCCTTCTCGAAATTGTACTCCGCTTCTGTGAGTGATTCGCCAAGGATTTTATGTTCTACCCCTTTTGCAGTCTGCTCTAAGTCTGTCTGAAATACTTCCCAACCAGCCTCTGAGAATGTACTAAAAAGGTCTTCAAATGCTCTCTGTGTCTCTTGCTCCATTTTGATCTCCGTTAGATTGTGCTATGGTAGCGTCTAGTTGTAGCCGTAGACTTTCTAAAGTCGTACTGGCTGATTCGGCTTCTGCTTTAGCAAAACTTAACATAGCGTCTGCTTGGGTTTTAGCTACTTCAGAATCCACTTTTTGAGCCTCAAGCATAACCCGAGTTGCCTCTGTTTGTGCTCTTGACTGCTCAATTTGTAAGCGAGCCACATCTAGCTGGGCTTTACGCTCATTCTCTTGTTGTTGCATCTGTACTTCTGGCGGTATTTGTGGTTGTAACGCTTGTTGTAATAGTTGATCTACAAGAGGGATCATTTCATCCTTATTCGTAATAGAACTATTCTCGTATATTGAGCGTATTAACATCCAATAAGCCGGAGAGTCAGGTGGAACTGTATTCAATAAAGAACTTAACTGTTGTTGCTCTACTTCGCGAGCCATAATACCTAAAGTACTATGAACAGTGAATTTTAGATCCATAACAGGATAACGCTCTGGATCGAATTGCATATAACGGGCTGCTGCTTTCTCTACGAACTTAGTCGTGTAATGGCGTTCAATATTAGCCAGAGTACGCTTAGACCGTTTAATCATTCCAGACATAATCATCGACATGCCTGAAGCTGTATTGTTACGAGCATTAATACCTGTAGGAGTAGCTGAGTCCATTGACCCTGTACCCATCTGAAGCATACGCTCTAAATCACCTGACTGATGGAAAGTCTGGTTATTAGTCTGTCCGAAGGTGAGTGGACGCAGAATCGTGGCTGGATCACCCTGAGTTAAAATAGTCTTACCCGGTTGTACTGATAGGTTAACACCTCTAGGTAGCCGCGTGCTATCAACACCCATCATCGGAGCTAATGTCAGAGCCATTGAGTCAATTCGACCACGAAGCTCTGCGTCCAAGGCTTTTTGTATGTTGTAGCCTTTTTCAGCTACACCACGACCCCAGAAGCGGTTAGGTACTGTATCGTGCTGATAAGCAATATAAGCTCTATCTTGCAGTACTAAAGGATTCTCAACAGCACGTAAAACTACGTGTTTATTTGCTATTGTTACTACCGCTTCTACTAGGTTGAACTCATCGATGTTATCTTCATCAACATCCATGAGGTCTACAAATTCTTCACCTTCTTCTAGGTCGATATCTGGATCTATCAAAGAGGCTGGAACTAACCCATGATATTCAATAAGATGAACCTTATCACCTTCAATCTGGGCTGAAGTCTCATCTTGTCGTAAATCTTCATCCCCTGTATAAGAGCCGATGTCTACAGATTTATAGATACCTGATTTCATCTTCTCAATAACAGAGTGGATAGGTACAATAAGCTCTTCACCACACCCTAGAGCTTCTTCGATACATGTTGCTGTAGTGTCAATAAAGAAGTTACGTGGATCTACAGTGACTGGTTTGACTTGAACTTTATCGTAAGTCTCGGCAGTCGCTTCACCGTATTCTTGAACCATTCTGAACTTCTGATTCTCTTGAACAACGATTTTACTAATGCCAGTACCGTACAAAGCACCACTCAGGAATGTCTCAGACATACAAGACTGGACATCTGCTTCATCGAAGTCTTGATTAAGGAACTTACGGTACTTCTCTACATCAGACTCTGCTTGCTGGGCTGCTTGAGCCATTTTATCATCAAGATCGTCCTGAATATCGAACCAAGTACCTTTACCGAAAGTAGCTTCCTCAATTTCAGCTACAGCCACTTCAATAGCTTGCTGTAAAGCAGGAGAGATTAGCTTAGAACGCTCTGATTGACGGGATTTATCAGAAGCTTTGTAAATACCACGCCAAAGACGCTCGTACTCATCCCACTTACTCTTGTAATTACTCTCACGATGATCGATCCAAGGCTCAACACGCGCCATAAGCCACTGGAGCAGCCTTTCTGAGCGATTATCCTCTGTAGGAGTGTCTTTTCTGTCTTCTTGTATGATTTCTAATGACATTTAGTATCCTGATATATCATCTAAAGGTTCAAACTCTTCAGGCTGGAAGCCGTGGTCGTAAACTGCTACTGAAATCTGGTCTATGTACGCTAAAGCATCAATTAAATCGTCATGAACCAAAGGATTAGGGAAATCTAAAAGTTGATCTATGACTTCTTTATGCCAGTACGTTGAGTTTTTATTAAAAGTTATCTTTCCATGCTGGAATCGGCCTTGTAAAGCCCACATAATACGTTCTGTTTTCTTCTTACCACCATGAGTCAGCTCTTGTATATTAGGATAAACGCCTATCCTACGCATATTATCCTCTAAGTAAGGCATAATAGCACTCTTCAAAGAGCCTTTCTCTATCCCTACAGAGGCAGCATGGTACTTCTGAGCGATTCTAAGGATTTCTAAGGCGGTTTGACGGACTCCCCACCTTCCGTACTTAATCTCATGTACAAACCAGCCAGACGCGCTTACATGGACTGCTGCGATGGCTGTTTGGTCTAACCTAGCTGCTGCTGCTTTAGTCAGATTAGTTGTATCTGTAAAACCATTAGGATCAACAGCTACGAAAGTAAAGCCATCTGCGTCAGGCTCATCTCCATACTGGATATCATCTTCCTTGAATGCACCACCACCTGCGTTACTAAAGGAAGCCTCGAACTCTTGTCGGAAGGCTTGGTGGGACATTGTAGCCCTAGCATGGTTAATTTCTTCTTCTGCCAGTATAGGATTATCGAGAGAGTTAAAGTGAAAGGCTTCCCATTCACTGAACTCCTCTTTCCCGCTTCCAGCCTCTGTCCAGAGGTGATAAAAGTGATTCTTGCCCGAAGGTGTACCAATAAACATGGCTGAACCCCTTGAGTCGGCAAGGGTCGGGCGAAGAATCAAATCCCATGTCTCAGGACGCATAAAAGCATATTCATCCATAACCACAAAGGATACTGAAACACCGCGAAGGGAGTCGGGTCTATCAGATCCTTTGAGTGTTATCCTTCTTCCATTGACTAAAGTAGCTGTACTAGTGTTCTCATGAGTATCTCTGATAACATCCTTACCGAGATCTTTCAAGAGATTCCACATAATATCCCTAGCTTGTTGAAGCGTAGGGGCTACATAAAATACTTCTTTATGCTTTAAATCAATGCCGTGTTCGTTCTTGTCCTTGAGAGCCTCCAAGATAAGCATAATACAGGCTAGGTAGGATTTCCCCGCCCTTCGGCCTGCGGCTACTGCTTTGAATCTTGCTTTACTCTTAAGGACTTCGAGTTGTTTCTCATGAAGCTCGAAGTTAAGTTCAGTCATTAATACCTTCGTCTATTCCAAGGGTTTTTTAAAGTTGCTATCAATCCACCCGGTCTTTGTATATTCCTCTTACTCCATGTTACTGCTGATGGAGGTGGTGGGGCAGCAGAGCTATATCCGTGAGTAGGTATCCACTTAGTCCCATCAGAGGTAAAACCTACCCCCATAGCAATTATATTCTTAATAGCCATTAAGTAGACCTAGTTCTTGATGTAGGTGTTGTACTGCTGTCTAATGTGTAAGTAGCTGCTGCCGTAGCACCGTCTAGCTTGTATGTCGTAATAGTTGTACCTGTGATACTGAAATCACCGATAGTTTGCTGAATAAGCATCAGAGCTTGTGCAGGAGTAGGTGCTGTACCATCAGCAGCATAACTCTCTGTCATTTGCGTAGTCATAATAGTAGAGATATCTGTCGCTAAGTCTACTGAAGGAGTACCAATCAGTGCAGGGATTGTAGTACCTGTATCCTCAAGAATAGCGGCAATATTTGTACCTACTGCCGACCCATCTACTGAGAGATCATTGATTGTTACTGAGCCACCAGAGTTGTCTGTAATACCTGAGTGCTGACCGTAAACATTCACTGTGCCGCCTGTGCCATTCACAGTTATTGCACCAGTAAAGGCTATTACATTGACTGTTGAGGTTGCTGCTACACCCGTTAAGCTAACTGCTTTACAGAAACCACGGAACTCAACATCAGCACCGCCTACGGCAATAGAGTGTGTTCCGCCTTTCGCAACTTCAATAGAAGCAACAACATTAGCGTTGAATTGCCATGTGCCACCACCATGCCAGTTACGGACAGATACGTTAGTTGCGCCAGCAATATTTGTATTGAAGTCAAATGTCGGTGAACCTGAGCCTGCTACGGCTGAGTGGCTATCGTAAATGAAGTAATCGCCTGCTGTTCCTGCTGTGAATGTGCTACTAAAATCACAACTATGGAAGTCAGAAGCCCCTATTGTGGCTGTGCCTATATTACACATATGCCAGTCAGGATTACCGCCTGCGGTTGTACCTGTGCCTGACACATCAGCTTCATAGAAATGTGAGCTAGAGATGTTCTGACCACCAAGGGCTAAAGCCCATCCTTCACCTCTGAAGGTATCAGAAGTATGTGTGGCAGCTAGGGTAATACTTGATCCCGCACTAACATAGAATTGGTGTATGCCAAGATTTGATGCGATTGTCTCTGCTGCTGCTATTGTTGAAACAGGGTTATCTGCTACACCATCGACATAAGATTCTGTTGAGGTGTTACTTACATTAGTGTCAATCCAGATAGAGCCTTGAGCATAACCTACTGAACGGTTAACAACGGCCTTCGATACGAAGACTTGGTCAACATCAAAGCTAGATGTAGTCAGTCCTGTTCCAGTGATACGAATACGAACATCACTAATATCGTCGGTTGCTACATCGCCTGAGAATAAATCAAAGCTGTAAGCGATATTATTTGTTGAACCTGAGCCTGTGATTGTGCCACGAGTAGACCAAGAAGGTGTGCCTGTTGAGCCTGTGTTCACTTGTACATTCCAAGTGTCATTACTGCCTTGAAAAACACCTGTAATTGTGACAGAGGTAGGAATACCATCACCACCTACATCAAAGACGTAGTAACCGTCTAGTGTACCTGCTGAGTCTGTTAGCTCATGCCGAGTGCCATCGAGAGCTACTGTGCTTGTGTAAGTATTAACCTGTGAGCCGGTAGTCAGTGTGAAGCTAGAGGCTGCTGTATTTACTGCTGAACCTGTTGCTACGATACCGCTAATCTGGTCACGCGAAGCTGGCGCAGAATCATCAATATAGCCTGTGCCATCGTACATAGCTTCTAGATTGTCTGCTGCTGTAGTGTCTCCTGAGATAGCAGTAACGTCTGCTGTAACTTGATTAGTCACATTAGTTGTAGTAGTTACTGCACCACCTGAAGTAGTAATTGCTCCAGAGCTTACAATGGCTGTAGCCGCTACATCATTTAATTCAGAAACAATCTTAGTGTCTGTCTTGATTGTAAAGAACGCAGG